CCATATTAAATTTTCCTTTTCGCCACGCTCTGAAAAACGTTGAATGGCGTGACAAATTGTGACAGTCGAGAAAGACCGTCGGTTTAACTTGTTTGCTCCGTGCGTTCGGAACTTTGTCACGCATATCGAACTGAGCCGTTCGTTGGCGAAAGAGGATGGTTAGCTATTCCAACCCATTTCTATCATATAATAGGACAAACAAAAAAGCTGTCACTTAGTGGCAGCCTTTTGTACGAATTGGGAAATGTATTACCGATTGCGACGTCTATGAACCCAGTCAAGCATTGCAGCAGGGTCGGTGTAGATGTCTGGAGCGGTCGGACGGCTAGATCCAGCTCCGGGCTTGCCCATGCGTGGCATCTTCGGAGCGGTTTCTACTGGCTGGGAAGCCATTGCACGTTTGCTACGGACTTCACGAGCGAGGTCGTGGCACTCGATGATGGCGAGTGTCGGATTTGAGCCACGGCTCATGACGCGGACAAATGCATCACGGTCTTGCAACATCTCGTTGAGAACCAGCGGACCATCTGGGGTACTGAAAATAAAGTCTCGGACAGCCGGAGCTTCTTCCAGCACTTCCGCGAGTCCATTACTCACACCCTTCTCCAAACGCTTCTCGAACTCGCCGTAGCTGTCGCCAAACTCGGTCTTTGCGTTAGAGTTGAAGTAGTCGGCAACTTGCTGACGCTGTGCTTGGATTTCGGCTTCTTGCTGACTCTGTGCCTCTTCCTTTGCACGCTGTTCAGCCATCAGCTTCTCGTCCTCGGCTTTTGCCTCCATGTAGCCTTGCTTAGTGAGATACTTGATGTAAGCTTCGTCACCGCCTTTGCCGTCGGCAAAATCGTCACGAGTCTTTACAGGCTCTTCAGCTTTCTTATCGGTCTGAGACTTCTTGAACTCTTCGAACTGTTGCTGGAACTCTTTCTTGAGAGCTTCACGCTGTTCCTCAAGTTCAGCCTTGTGCTTTTCCTTCATCTTGGATAGCTGACGCTGAAACGCATGTGTTGCTTTTTCTTCCTTTGTCAACTGGGAGAGGTCAGGTTTTTCCTCTTTCGGCTGTTCCTCGGTGGTTTCTTCCTTCGGCTGTTCCTCTGGTTCAGCCTTCGGCTCTTCGGACGGCTGGTCTTCCGTTTCCGGAGTCTGGTCGACAGTTTCCGACGGCTGGTCTTCATTAACCACGTCCTGGTTATCGTTTACCACTTCCTCGGAAGTTTCGGACGGAGTCTCGGACGGAGTCTCGACGGTTTCTGCTGGTTCTGCATCGGCACTGGAGCCGAGCTGTTCTCTGAGTTTGTCTGCGTAATAACCCATAGTGTTTTCCTCTTACATTGTTGTAGTTGCTTCGAATCCGAGTCCTTGTCTGTTGCCGTATATGTCGGTCGTGACTATTGCTGACTCGATATCAATTTCTTCGTGTTTTCGCTTGTCCCTGTTGAGATAAAGTAGCTGGTCTCGTATGGCCGAAGTGCCAGTTCGGAACAAGTACTTGATGATTTCCTTCGGCTGACGGCTTGTATCGACCTTGTCGAGCTGTTTAAGTATTGCCAGACGTACGTTGCACTGGAAATCTTCGTCGTTGCTCTGCTCTCGCCACAGCTTTCCGTTCTTGACAGCGTCGACAACGACCCAATGGGTGATAGAGTTGGCGAATACGCCAAGCATGTTATCGATCTCTGGGGGTATTGTCTTCTTTTGTCTGAGTATGATAGCTTCCTTGAGAGCTGTCGCATATTCGACGTTGTTCAGTATTTCTACGTTGCGTGACATTTGTGTTACCTTGTCTTGCTGTTGAGTAAATTACTCCATTTACAAGCAGTTTATATGCTAGCCCATTAGTGACGCAAAGCGTCGTATTTTGGCTCTGTTGTCGTCTGTCTTCTGCTGGATTTGCGGGTCGTCAAGGGTGTAGCGGTCGAGACAGGTGAGTGCGAGTGCGTCAGCAACGTCGGTGGACATCTTCAATGCGGCACGTAGCTCTTCCTTCTTAACGAGCAACAGACGCCCTTGATTGTTGTGTAGCCATGTAATCGCACACATCTGGCGTTTAAGCTCCGGAGACAAGTCGAAACCGTCGCAGCAGAGTCCATGCTTGACGTGCCATGCGAGGTTGAAGTACATCTCTGCACGGACATTGGCGTACTTGTCCTTGTACTCTTCGCTTGCTGCTCTGGCGAAGTTGACCTGTTCGCAGCTCATCTCATACTTGAGTATGTTGTACTCATAATCCGAGAACGCTGCGTCCATGTTCAGAGTGTCGATCTTGAGCCGTCTATTGCTTTCACGGATTCTACGGACGGTTTCTTCGTGGTCGATGGTCGACAGTTTCCACATTTCCAGTATTTCATTACCACGACGCTTGACAAATGCAGTGGAGTCTCTCTCGACGCCTTCGGCACAGTCGAGACCAGCTATAACACGTGTATCAGTTGTCGGTGCTGATGCTCGTGGGAATTCGCCGAGGTGGATAATGGCAGCTCCGCCCAAATCGGTGCATATTTCGCCGAGGATTTCCTGGCGATACATTGCGTCGCCGTCGATACCAGACAAGATAAGATTGTATTCTTCCTCGTCGATATGAGGGTTGTCAAGTGTCGAAGCACGTACAATCTCCCAGTCGCACTTGTCTCCAGCCATCATGATGTTCCAAAGACTGCCAGTACGTGGTGTTGTAGCACCGACGATGCGGTTCTTGGAGCCGTCGCCAGTTGCACGCATACACGGACCCCAAATTGACAATATGTTAGCTGGAGCTAAGAACATCTCGTCCAACAGAATCAAGCTGACCCGTGAATAACCACGAACTGCGTCGACACTTTCATACGTGCCAAACCACACATGAGCTTGTCCTAGAGTCATCATCATCGGGCGTTCACGCCACTCGATGTACTCGTAGAGACCCCATTCAGTTGCGAGGTTCTTTATTTCCTCGTACAAAGTGTCGTGGATGGTATCGTACCTTTGACCGCCAATCAAGACGTTTTTGCCCTTGATTAGATACAGCAGACAAAGTGCGGCACAAGCATACGACTTGCCGCTACCTCTTCCGCATATCAGTGCGGTCTTCTTAGCATGGCTTGTAACCAGTTGCCGCTGGTGTGGAAGCAACTTACTAAGATCTATTGTGATTTCCTTAGCCATCCAGACCAGTGACAGTTATCTTCAAACTGCCGTCTACCTTGTTATCGCTCTTGACGTCGAGCTTGGTCACAGACTCTTCGGACTGGTCAAAATGCAGTCCGACAATTTTGATTGCCTTCTCGATGGCGTTCATCTTCTTTTCGTCGCCAGCCTTCATCGCCTTCAGAAGTTCTATGCCGAGGTCAGCCTTGCTGCACAGCGTTGCAAGCATCTCTGCACGTATCTTCTTTCGCATAGCCTTTGCAGCGTCCGCCTTAGCTTTCAGAGCCTTTGCAGTCTCGCTGGTGAACGGTATGCCCGGAAGCTTCTTTTTGGGCTTTTCTGGAGTAATTGCTGGCTCAACGGCTTCATTTTGGGTAACTTCTTCCGCCATTATTTGCCTCCCTTCTCACGCTCCAATCGTGCTCGTACAAGCTCTCGCAGGATGCACTTCAGTGAACCCACGATATCGTTTCCGAGCCAGCCGTACTCTTTGGACATCTCGGCGTTCACTTCGGCTACAGTTACCTTGTCCGGACTAGTTTGTACGGGCTTAGACTCGACTTTTACCAAGTCGATTCCCTCTTTTATCGTTTTTTTGTCAGATTTAGACATAAAATTACCTACCTTATCTCAGATAAAGTAGGCGATGACATTTTATGACGCTATGTTGACGCGGTTACGACGCTATATCGACGCAAAATCCTTGAGCTGTTCAGCTCTATAAGCCAGTTTTTCGGCTATAACCTTGTCCTCTTCCTCTTTGAGACGACGCTTGAAACGGCACTCGCAGCACTCGGCAGACATGTCGACGACACTCACGACGCATCGGTGCGTTGCACCACATGTCGTGCAGTGTTCCCACGGCAAATCGAACAGAGGCAGACCTCTATTGGCCTTGTAGTCGAGGTCGTATATTTTCTGACACTCGTCCCAGACCTTCTCGACCAACGGCTCTCGCTCTTTTTCAGACAAGGTTATGTCCATTACTTGTCCCCCGACCAGTTGATAAGCGTGACCTTGAGCTGTGCTACAGCTGCGACTATCGCACATACGGCGATAAGCAGCTCGCAGATGTATCTGGTTACGTTATTTTCCGAGTTCATCTACGGCTCCGTGCGACGGCTTAATCCACGTGAAATCGACCTGGAAAGAGCCGTTTCCGTCTCCATGTGCGACAAGCAACAACTCCGTGTACTCGCTTCCAGGATTGTACCACTGCATAATTCTATCAGCGAGCTGTTCGATGTTGTCCGGCCATTTCATGAACTCGGTGCCGCCATACCAGTGGTGGTAAAACTCGACCATGCACGGCTTTAGTACGTCAGCGACGAGCTTAGCCTTAGTCAGACCGTTGCGGAACTCGAACGTACGAACCATCGGATAGTATATCTTGACTGGGTTTTGCGTTTCCGTGGGGAGTTTCGGCTCGTCCTTACCGAAGATTATCGAACCGATGTACATTCCTACGGAGAATGCGAGGACGTTGATGCAGATTGTGATGATGGTTGCTAACATATAAATCCTTTGCCGAAGGGTGGGAAGGTAAACTATGCATGATTCAGAAGGAAACCACCCCTCGGCACGAATTAAATTACTCCATTTCAGAAAAAACGGAACCTCACCTGTACCTCGCCATAATATAACCCTTGATTTTACTGATGTGTTTACAAACTATAGTTTAAAAATTATATTTTAATATGGCGAATTTGAGCCGTTTTGGTCATCCAATACCGGAAATACACATCGAAACCGTACCTCAAGGAGTACCTCATGCTGAAAGTAAGTTATAGTTTGTGGCAAAAGAACAAGAACCGTGGAGACGAGACGTACTGGTGCCGTGTCAGAGAGAAGGGTCACAGTCCTCTCGACGTCAACCTACACACTAAGAACAAAGCCCAGGCGGAGGCGTTCATCATGCTCCGAAAGCACGAGGTAGAGCTGTACAACGCGCAGCTACTTGCTGGCGAATCCGCCGACGCTAGCAAAATATTGAGAAGGGATACCCATTTAATGCCACAGAAAGGCACTTCTAAGCCCGTTTTGACATTGCGAGAGTGTTTGGACGAGTGGGAGGCAAATCTACGCCGTAGGGGGTTCTCTGAGAGGACGATACGCACTTACACGACGAACGTCAGCTACGTGCTCAAGGACTTGTCACTTCCGATAACGTCCATAACCCCAGAGACAGTCCGGAAACAGATGACCGAGCACGACCACATCAAGTCCACGACGAGGCGAGCTTACTTTGTCAGCTACAAGGAGTTCCTACGGTACGGAGTGAAGCACTACGGCGTACCTCTCGAGACGATAGAGGAGATTCCGAAGATAAGGCAGATACAGACGGACAGACCGTACTGGACTATGACCGAGATTAGACGTATCATCGAGTGCGTCCACTGCAAGTCCAAGCTGGTCGAGGACTGCTACAAGGCTTTCTTTTGGTTTCTCGCTACCACTGGAGCAAGACAAGGCGAAGCTGGCGACGTCGAGTGGTCTGACATTTCCAACGACGGCATAGTGACGTTCCGTGCGTCCACGACGAAGGGCAACCAGGTCCGAAGAGTTCCGCTGGAATGGAGGATAGTGGAAATGCTCGGACGGCTGCCACACAGGGGACGCAAGGTGTTCTACGACATACATCCGAACCAGCCAGGGCGTTTCTCCGTACTCGCCAACGCCGTAAAGAAGTCTGGGGTTAAGCACGGAGGACTGCACACGTTCAGACATTCCTCTTCGATGTACCTATACGCCCATACGAACGACATAAAGGCGACCGCCGAGATGCTTGGGCATTCAGCGGCAACGGCTTTGACGTACTACCAGTCCAGCCGTTCACCAGATCAACTGCGTGATATGGTCGAAAAGGCGTTTGGAGAGAACAACCAGCTGCCCAGTCCGATGGATAGGTTGCTGGAGGCGGACCTCATCTAGACCTAAAACATCTGCAACGTTGTGCAGCCGTTTTTACCAGTCAGAACGTCCGAAATAGTTTGTACGAGAAAATCTGAAAAAAATCGAGTAATTCACGGACTTTTGTGAGTGAGAGTTCGAATGTCTCTCACCTAGAAAAGAATATATATATAAGATACTTTAACAGATTTATAAAATTTATAATAGGAAAAATGGTAAAAATGTCCTTTTTACTGGTAGAAATTTCCTATTCGGTCCGGACATCGAGACCAGCCAAAGACTGAAGTGTGACAGAAATCACACTTTTAAAAATTTTTCCGAAAAACCCTTGAATCGGCTTGTTTTTCAAATTTAGTATAGCTAAACTTCGTACAGCTAAAGAAAAGGACGTACACTCGGAAGCATAAGATAGAAATTAGATGACTAGAATAAACCACATCGAACATAACTCGATCCTGACAGACGAGATCTCTATCGCAAGGGTGTACTGCACACAAAGTTTCTAAAAATCCCTGCGGTGCTGGCTCTTACGTAATTATCTGTCAGGTGCGTAAACAGCCAGCACCGCTTTTTTGTGCAAAGGAATTTTTAGAATATGACAGACGAATTTAACTCCTACTTCCAGTCCAACTTCACATTCACGAAGCCGTTCCGCAGCAACACGTACGGAGTAAAGCTCAACGGATCTAACAAGTACCTACAAGCTAACGACATCTTCTTGAAGTACGCCACGTACAAGGCTCAGAACGGTCAGGGCGTGGACGTGTCGGTAGACGATATTTCCAAGTACATAGCGGAGCACACGCCTTCGGACAAGGAAGAGGAACGCAAGCCGTGCCGCCAGTGGATAAGCGAATGGCTTGTCGCACACAAGGACAACTGGCACTTCAACAAGGGCTGGACGAGCATTTCCTACGTATTCAACGGCGTCCCGCGCAACAAGACTCTGGAGGACGTCAAGGATGCACTCATGGAAACGGTATACCAGGAACAGCTGCCTTACCGTACGGAAGAGGTCAAGACGACGCTCAACTGCATCGCGAGGGATGCGTCCAGCTTCGCCGTGTCGAAGATCTTCGAGGACATCGCATACGACGAGAGAATGTCTGACGCTTGCGACCGCTTCCTAAAGGGCATATACGACTACCTCAAGCCGACAGAGAGCTTCGACATCTTCAAGACGCTCATGAAGCACTGGGCGTGGATCTGCAAGCGTCGAATGCTCGGTCGAGAGGTTGTCTGGCACATCTGGCCAAATTTGTACGGAGCTACTGGTCTTGGCAAGACTACGTTGTTGAGAAAACTTTGTTCGCCTATGGCTGACTACACGTCAATCACGAGCATATCCATGCTGTTCGACAGCACTCGCGAAATCGCGAAGCTGTCAGAGTACTACGTGCTCATCTTCGACGAGCTTGCTGTCAACGTGGAAGGCGAGCCTGGCGGAAGCCTTACGGAAGACAACAAGTCGACGCTCAAGTCCATAATCACGACGGACTTCATCGACGTCCGAGTGTACGGCACCCAGCGTCAGAGCAAGCAGAAGATAACGTTTGCACCGATTTCATCCGCAAACAACCACTTGTACGACATCATCTATGACGACACGTCCATGCGTCGATTCTTCGAGTTCCACTGCGAGGGCAAGAAGCCGAAGTCGTACGACGAGATAAACAAGTACCTGGAGCACAGCGACGTGTTCTGGAAGGGCATTGACGAGCGTCTTGAGCGTGGTTACTGGGACCCTAACTCCGACATAGGCGAACAGATCAGCAAGATCCAGTCCGAGTACTATCCGACACGCACTACAACGTCCATGTGGATAGAGGCACAGGGAGTGACGGCTGGCAAGCATCCTGGCACGCACGCCTACAAGGCATACTGTGCCTGGTGCCGCGAGACTGGCAACAGACAGAAGACCATGCAGAACTTCATCAAGGACATCGCGCACATGATTCCGACTGCTATCGACGAGTCCGGACGTGCTCACCTCGAGTACAAGGTAGGCGAGGAGGAAGAGCCGTGGGAAGCCAAGAGCATGGCTGAGAGTCCTATCGACAACGTAATGGAGGGTCTGTAATGCAGTTCTTGCTCAAACCTCACCAAAACTCCACGTGGATGCGGTATTCCAAGATGGACACAGCCACGTGGAACTGGCTCATTCAGAACCCATTGGTCAAGCCGGACAAGGCTGGTGCTCCTCTCGCCATCTGGGGCGACATGGTGCAAAATCCGGAAATCGACTACGCATATAACCAAGCTAGATGCACTGCTGACAACGTAGACAAGCTGTTTGCACTCCAGGTCGACGTCGACAACGGCTGTAGTATCGACGACTTTGTCAAATGTTTCCGCAGATACTCTTTCCAATTATATACAAGCTATTCTTATGGCGTTTTCAAGCCGGGCTACCGCTTCCGTGTGATATTCCCGCTCAAGGAATATCTAAGGACTAGCTGGCTCGTGCCTCCTGTCAAGGAATCTCTGATTAAGTTGTTCGATATGTGCGACATCAGCTGTTTTGACAAGGCCCACTGGCAGATACTCCCTTGCATCAGCTCTAAGGACGCTCCGTACAAGTTCATGCAACACGAAGGCGAACGCTTGTCCTTTGCACTGGAGGACTTCGAGGGGATGGCGACGGAGTATCAGCAAGACGCCCACTGGCGAAGGGAGATAAGGAAGGCCGACTATTCGACCACTCCGCACGCCGGAGCACTCAAGAAGGCTCAAGAGATAATCGACAACGCCGTAGAGGGTACGAGGAACCGTACGATGTACTCCGTTCTGAAATGGCTGCACGACAAGGTGCAAGTCGACGAAGGCGAGGTGTACGAACTCACGCCACCAGCAGATATGGATACGGAGTTCGCCCAGATGATTGTGAGATTGTGGAGGTGAGTTTCGTAGCGGAGCTACTTTTACCAAATTTATCTTTTCACTTCAAGGGTAGCAAATTATTTCCGAGCTGGCAGGGGGTAACCTCTGCCTTTTTTGATTAAATATCGGCAAAATACGTAAAAAAATATTTACCAAGAAAATTCTTAGAACGTCTTGACAGTCTAGACAAAATTAGTTAGATTTACATCGTAAACAACAAACAAGGAGTTCAAACATGAAAAACATCATCCTCGCAATCTCAATCCTGGCTGCTATGGCTTGTGCCACTAAATACACTCACAACTTCGATGGGAAGTGGTATGACTGCACCGAATCGGTTTTAAATGATTATGGTGACACGCTTAAAGTTATTTACTATGGATTGTACGATGACGGTAGTAATTCGGTAACCACATATAAATACAACAAAAAGCACCAAAAAATTTCTTGGTACAATGACGGTGAGTACGGAAAATTGACATACAACAAATTTGGGAAGATTTCTAAAGAAGTTGGTCGTTCCTATTGGGGCAAGTGGTATAACTATACAAATACATATAGTTATGACGAAGATGGAAACCTTATAAAGTTCCATACTATTCACAGCGATGGTTATAGCTCTACAACATGGTACACAAATAGTATCAGCGGCCGTCTTTTGAAGTCGGAGGAGTCTGATGGAACACTTCGCGAATACTATCCTAATGGTTCGTTGAAACGTCTTAAAGGTTATAACTCGACAGACCATCGTTCGTTTGACTATACTTTTCCGCAATCAGAATATGACCATTTAGGGCGTATCGTAAAAGACAACACTTTTACTAGAGGCTGGAAGTATAAGTACTTTACCAAAGGCAATCACCATTATCAGTGCTACGATAAATAACAACAAAGGAGACGGACAAATGAAAAAGCTCATTATCGCACTCGCTATGACTATCAGCACCGTCGGTGCATTTGAACCTAATCTGTGCAACGAGCACGGTAAGATGCCCAACTGCACGGATATGATTCGTGAGTCGTTGGACAACGTTGGTAAGTATATTTCAGGGAATCGTTTTGACTACATAGGCGACAATGCACGCTACGTGTATAGCGGTTCTCGCAGTCGTATGATTAGCAGATACAAGTCGCAGTGTGCAAAATACAATCATGTACTTGGTATAGACTTTACTACAGATAAGCCGTCTCGTAAAGACATAGAACCACAAGATTGCCACGTAGACCGTTTTGCCGTATACCTTGACGCATGCCATGAACAGTACGGTCTGCCGTATGGATTGTGTGCTCTCGTGTGGGACCGCCCATTTGCGAAAGTGGATTTTCGAATGTAAGAAATAAATAACTAAAATTTTGCCTAACTGTCTTGACAGTCTAGACAAAATTAGCTAGATTTACATCGTAAACAACAAACAAGGAGTTCAAACATGATGGAAACGAAAAATGTAAGACACATTCACTACATTCCATGTGTAGGTCGTGTCGTATTGCCAAACACGGCTAGAATTGAATATCTAATGCAACACGAGCCGTTTGTGCCAAAAGAGTACACAAAACTCAAGATGGTTCTATTGACTGCTCTTGTTTTGGTCGTTGCACTTGTTATTGGAACCGTTATTGACTATTACACCTACTGGAACTACTGGGTAGAACGTCACACAATTCCTGGATTTTTTGGCGCCATATATAACACGCATGACCAAATTAAATCAGTGTTTGACATTGCATTCAGTTATAATCATTGGGAATATTTCATCAAGGTTGTAGGAAAATTTCCAGGGGGAAGTTATCATCATGATTGGTCGTGGATATTTGGATTATGGTCGTTTTTTGGTATGTGCATTTTTTGGTTCGTCCGTGATGCTCATTATACAGCATGTTTGGATCGTTGGGTCCAATGGAAATTAGAAGTTGAGGGTGAATGGTTTGAGTATACCAAAAAGACAATAGCAAAAGACCCGAGAAGTCTTTGGACTGCAAACGAAAAAAATGCAGTTCTTAACGGTACGCCAATCGAACTTAACGGAAGACCAATCGTAAAAGGTGAAATGTCGTCCGAGCAGTTCGATAAGACTAACGAAAATTAATTTTAAGGAGAACTACAAATGAAGAAACTCATTCTAGCACTCGCTATCATGTTCTGCACGGTCGGTGCATTTGCCGATAAAAAGCAATGTCATTACGAAGCTTATAATGACAATATAGACATGTTTGTATGTCATGTTATGGACGAAGTAACGGACTCTATCGTTGTGTATATCGACAACGATTATCGAGTTGCTGCGGACGGTGACAAAGTTTTCCAGTGGATCCAGATAGAAACGTATTATATGAACGGACAGAGGAGAAACGAAGGATATAAGCACGACCATTTAGCATCTTGCAATATTAGGCACTGGATACATAAAACAACTCGTAAAGGTTTTACTGTACAACGTGTTGATACATGTATCAACACGAACTGGGACTCAATTCTGGCTGAATTGAAAAATCAATTTAAATTAGTAAAGTAATTTTTACACGTTTGCTTCCTGACACGGCGGTGGCAACGTGCTATAATTCTCGGCGTGAATAGAGGAGCAGATAAAGTCGCCGTGCCACGGTCTTGTCTCCAAGTTGTCTCGTTTGGCCAGGTTCTTGTTGTGCTTACCTGGCGACCGTGGCACGGTCAAATTTTCTTGTGGCAAGGGTTACTGTGAGTCGCCGCCACAAGTAGCTATGGCACTCACGAAAAGTAACAAGGGTGCGACTTCAGTCGCACCCTTTCGACGTAAGAAATAAATAACATATTTTCTTTGAGAAATGTCTTGACAGTCTAGACAGAAATAGTTATATTATATCACGTAAACAACAAAACAAAGGAGTTCACAATGCTTAGCAAGCGTACAAAAATCATCATCGCAGTCATCGTCGTCGCAGTTCTTTTCGTAGTTGGATTCTGCTACGGAGAATACGACTTCTGGTGCAAAATACATGAAGGTAGACGTGCATGGGCTCGCCTAAAAGGCGAAACGCTTCCGGACATCGCTCCGTGGCATGTCTTTATTACCTGGTTCGACGGGTGGGAATATTGCCTTGTCACCGCTGGTAAGGCAAAAGACTGCATCTTATGGGGCATTGTCTTTGTCCTGATGGGTGCACTGGTAGTTCCGGTCGTGTGCTTTATTGTCGAAGCCATCAAGGATATTAATTCCGCCGCCGACAGAGTCCAAAAGGCTATCGACATGGCGTCCAGCGTATTCTGCCACGCCATCGTGATCGCCATCGGAGGTGCAATCGCATACATCGTTTCTCGCATCCTCAGCTCGGTTATGGGATAATCAACAAAGGAGACAGACACATGATATCTAATGAATTATATTTTGGCCAAGCGATCGCAGCTCAAATTGTTTTGCTAGAATACTTCTTCTTAATATTCGGCGCGTCATTAAAGCCACCGTTTTACAGTACATATAGAATACAACGAGTTGGCGAATATATCCATAAACATTTTGGTGAAGAGTTTGACTGCATTGCGGGAGTGATGTTTTTGGTGTGGTTTTTTGTGTGCTGTGGTATATGTGCTATAGTTCGATTGTTAGCGTATAATGGATTGATAGAAATCAGCTGCGCTGAACATGGGCTTCCCCTAGACCAAATGGGTGCAATAGAATGGATGCTAATTATACTGCAATCTATCATGTGGCTAATAATATATCATGCTATGCTATGGCATGTAAGAAATAAATAAGAAATATTTTTAAGAAATGTCTTGACAGTCTAGACAAAATTAGTTAGATTTACATCGTAAACAACAAAACAAAGGAGTTCAAATGTTCGACGCTTTAAAATTATCCGCAGCTATCACTTTCGTCATAGTCGTGATCGCATCCATCGTCTATGAATGTCACGAGCACAATATTAGCGAATCTGATAACGACTTCGCGTATCGTTATAAAAAAGTCACTCATACCGAAGCCCGTTCCATCGACCACGGCTATCCGATTCCAGTAGCTAAGTTGGAATGCTATAAGCAGCATGGCATGTACGTCAAGAATCCAGAAACAAATCACTGGATTAAGTTGACCATTGATCGCGGTGTTCCATTTTACGTCAATAATCACCTCATTCAGGACGCGTTTGTCCCTCACGTAAACGACTACACGCTGACTGACACATTGGCTACATGCACGGCTGATGGTAAATTCTGGATGGACAATATAGCCATTAAAGAACCAACGGCTTACACAAAGGAGGGTCTTGTATTAGCTGTATTTCTGTTGGTGTTTTTGTATGTGCGTCAATCAGGAGTATAGCCTATATTGTAAGAAATAAATAGTATATTTTTGTCTAGAAATGTCTTGACAGTCTAGACAAAAATATTTATATTATATCACGTAAACAACAAACAACGAGGTAACACCATGAAAGAACAATCCCTTACTGAATACATCAACGCTATGTGCATCCAGGCAGCACGTGAACAGTTCGTCCGTCGCGAACGAATCAAGCGTATGTTCGCCGAAGCTGGATCCGCATTTCTGTGGCTCGGCTTGGCTCTCACTGTGATTGGTGTTCTTTTTGGTCACAACGTTTAATACTCAAAGGAGATAACAACATGAAAAAGCTCATTCTCACAATCGCACTGATTACCGCTATGGCAAACGCCAGTGAAAAGCTCACACCGACACACTACCTGGACGGCGAGTGGCACGTGTGCGACTCTTACACGACCGATGTACATGGCGACACTGTCAAAGAAACGTCATACTACGGTACTACAATAACACATTATTACGATAAGAAGTTCGGATTTGAACAGACGCATTTGGTCAATATAACAGGAGAAACCCAGTTCGATTATTATCGAGAAAGCTACGTAATTCACGATTCTTCTCGCCATGAAATGCGTCATATTGTATCTGGTTGGTCTAAATATGATAGAAAGAAGACCTATTTCATGCGTTCTACATACACGACGCTCAACGAGAAGGGATGCCCTATCGCTAAATACGACAGTAAGACGGATACGCTTATTCACGAATTTCACAACGATTCGTTGTGCCACCCGATGACCCATAACGGATTTGAATATGTCTACGACGATAAAGGACGTTTGGCATCGTTTAGGATAATTGAAAAATCTGGAAAATTGTCTTATATGTCAAGTTACGATTCTACTGGAGTTAAAATCGGAGACGTTCAAGTTAACGACAACCGTTTGCCGTGGACGTCTAAAACGTTTGTTACTTACAAACGCGATAACAAGGGCAGGATTGTGTATGTCAAAACATCGGAAAAGTGGAACGACGAACTACGTGCGTTCATGGCAGGGAAAACTACGACAACGGAAACCTATTACAAATACTTCGACAAGGGCAATACAACGTTCCAGTGTCATATTGATCGACACGGTTCTCCTATAGATTCAACAGGGGTTAATTATGGATATTCAACGGATTGGTATTTTATGGACATTCTCACTGGTTTGCGTAACGATGATTGGTAAGATAACATCTAAATTTTTTCTCAAACTGTCTTGACAGCCTGTACTGTTTAGACTATATTTAACCACAGAAACAAAAAAGGAAACAAACTATGAAAACTCTTATCGAAAAGCCGAACTACGTCATCACCGACGAAAACCTTGCAACCGCTTGTGCAGTGTTCGCAAGCATCAAGGACAACCACTTCAGCCTCGATGTCGCCACCCATCCACACGCTCACCGCGACTGCAAGAACCTCATCGAAGTCTGCCACCGCGACTTCATCGACGACGGCATGTGGGATGACATCATCGTGGGCTATGACAACCGCTTCGACCAGCTTCTCGAAGATAACGATGGCGATGTCGAACTAGCCCTTGTCGACGTCATCGCAGACCGCTACAGGGTCTGGTGCGACTGGTGCGAGGAAACCGACGAAGAAGGTCGAGAATTGCTCGAAAAGGCGAGTCTATAATGAAAACGCAGGGACCTAAACCACAGAAACAAAAAAGGAGACAAACTATGACATTCGCAGAAATGCAGAACGACGAAACCCTCACCAACCGCTACAAGACCGCATGGGCAAAAATCGGACAGACGGTCAAGACGGTTAACGTGGAGCACAACGCCCTAATCACCGACGAGGAAGCTCTCAAGCTCCGTGAACTCCTCTCGGAGAACATACTGGCACAGGTGCGACCGATTAGCGAACTCTCGCTAGATGACGCATTCCGCTACCTAGAGGGCATTGCAAACAATCCAGACGATTGCTATTATTGCGCCAGGGAAGCCCTTAACTACGCCGTACGCAAGTTCGAGGACGTTCTCGGCTACATCGTAGACCGCAACTGCATCAGGTTCCAGGCGGTCGCGAACTATGCCGTAGAGCAATGGATGCGATTCCTCAACTTCGAAATGAATAAAACCCAGTGGGAGTTTGAAGATGCAGCAAGAGTTTAAGTATTTTGACGCTTCGGTTCAAGCGAAGATAAAGCAAGCGGTTGCTTTTCGTATCGCCAGAGAAAAGGCGTTGTCAAAGGTTCCGTTCATCGTCGAAGAGACCATGTCATACATGGATCAAGACAGTGCAGAATATGCTGAGTATCAGCGTCTGGATGCACAGTTTAAATCACTCTATGCAGAACTTCCAGAGGATGCCCACCGATTGGCGAACGTCGGACGTTTTGCTGGTGATGCGGTCGTAATCAAGCAGAGGTAATAATGACAACACCAAGAAGAAAAACTAAAGCCCTAGCCGTCTACATCGACCCAAAGTACACCGACAAGGTCGAGTACGTAAAGAAGACTGTAGGCATCACCAAATTCGTCGAGAACGCTCTTGAAAAGGTCAAGATTGACCCCAAGAAAGTCGAGGCGTTGGAAATCCTTGAAAAGTGAGTAATTTAGGAACTATGAGATTCATAGTTCCTTTTGTTTTTATTTCCGCGTCTATCTACGCTGTCTACCGTCTAATCAAGTCTGGTCAAGAAGAACCGCCAGAAGAGCGTGTCATGGTTGTTGATGACCCGTATTCTGATGCTGAATATTACATTCCGGACTTTGGTCCTGGTGGAGAGACTTAGCTCTTCTCTTTGCCCACATTTCCGTCGTGACACGTCGACGAAGCTCCGATAGTCGTCGCTTGTCCTCGGTCTCTTTGTCGAGGACCTTCTGACGTATCTCGGAGCGGTGGGCATTGATCTCTAGCCAGTCGTGATACGTGCCGTCAGCCTTCATGTCCTCGTCGTCCATCGCCCATATCCTATCAAGTGCAGCAGTGGCATCCTCGCCAACATGGCGACCAGTTACGCAGTGTACGTACTTGCTGTCACTACCGTGGTACAGCGGATGCACACCAGTATCTGCTATCAAGTTCTCGACCGTGTCTTCAGGGTCGTTACCTATCTGCATAGACAAGCTCGTCGAGTTAAGCTTGTTCTTTATGTTGTTCAGATACTTGTCTATGATACGATGACCGCCTGCTATAGACCATGCGGACGAGTGGACATTGCTCCAAAAATCATATTTTCTGTCATATTTTTTCAGAAATATTTTATGATAAAGGAAGTTCTCGATTGTCGCGACAGTCATATCGAGCAACAGCTCCCGTCTCTCTTCATATAAAAGTTGCAGATGTCTGCCGTTTAATATATATGTACAAGCAGATGTAGCCGCTTCCCAGAGGTTCTCGCGTGCTGTTAGATAAGGTTTAAGTGTGAATTTCTTCTTGCCCATACGACTAAACTATCTCATTTCGTATAAAGCTGACGACTGGAATCGAACCGATAACCTGAGCTTTACAAAAACCCTGCTCTGCCTAGTTGAGCTACGCCAGCTTGAGTAAGAGCCGTGGCGTGATACCCCGCCACGGCTCTGTTCGGAAGCCCAAAAGGAGTTAAACGGCTTCCGGTTTTGTTTAACCGATTAGAGTTACGCGATTTTGACCAACGTAATCTTTGGAACCGCCAAAGAACCCCAGCCAGTCGAGTCGATGATGGCGTCTGAGCTGTCGTAGAACGCGACAAAGACGATATTGCTAGTCCGCGTCGACAAGCTTACCGTGAACTGAATTACACTAGAACTTGTTCCAGCAAATCCAGGCGGAAGCGTTGCTGGAGTGTTGGTAAGGGGTGCAGTGTACGAGCCTTCTGTGCTTACGTTGACAACAGCTTTAGTAGTGCCAGCTGGAACCGGTCCATAAATGGTCACCGAGTAAACGCCAGCTTCCAACCTATCGCTACCGCTGCCATATACACTAAAGTATCCGTACGTAGGATGCTGCTGACCAAAGTCTTTGGCATTGAAGATAACCTTCGGTGTTTCTGGGAAGTTAACCATAAGCGTACCGCTGTACGGAACAGAGAAGCATGGCGTGCTCGTGCTGAAATTGCTTATTGTCAACGTCGTTTCTGTTGGCGAATAAGGATACATTGCATCAGTAAATGCTTGCCATCTCAGATAGTTGCCCTGGTTACCAGCCGGAATAGACACGTTCTTATACATCTCCTCTGGAATGAGCATCGACGAACCACCGTAAGTCTTAGTCTTCACTGTAGTAAGCTTCGTTCCGTTAGAATCGACGATCTGCAACTCGAGGCGACCACCAAAGTTACTATATACGTATTGCGGTAATGAGCCTGGCAACGTAAATTTAGAAACATCGTTGTACGTAATCTCAACCCATGTGTCATCATGTGACACATTCGAGTAATATTGTATAGCTCTGTTGAAATAGAAGTCAGAACCGAAAGTGAGACACGGCTGCACGACATCGAAGTCTGCAACTACGTTGCCACTGTCGAGCTTGACGCCTTTGCCCTCAGCGGTCTTGACGTATGCCTTGTCCTGATAAAGTGCGAGACCGCCATTTTCAAGGATGGACACGCCACCGCCACCGCCCTGGGCGATAGCTTCTGCTACAGCAGTACCAGACTGCGGATTTTCAGACAAAGCGTTGTATGTCTGGTCGACCGTCACGGCAGGGGCAGCGTCGCCCCATTCGACGGCAGCACCGCCTTCGTCGTAGATGGCCTTGAGGACCTTGCCATTGTCAGATTCTGTCACGGCTGGCACTTCGCCGGACGCACCAGCCACGGCACGTGCCACGGCGTCGGAAGTGACGCTGTTGAAGCTGTTGACTGTCGGCACAGCGTCGAGCACTAGCTTGTCTACAAGCACTGGTTCGAACTGCTGCGTAGCTGAATTAATAACCTTTTTCAAAGCCATTTGCGACTCCTATAAATTCTTTTCCCATATAAAGTAGGGTTACTTTGGTTTAGTCCAGTCGTCTTTGTCGAACCAATACCATCCGGCGACGAGCACGATGACAATGAACATGATTGTCTGCTGGAAGTTACTGATCTGGTCTTCCATGTTTAAGGTCCTTGAGTTCGCGAAGTGTCTCTAGCACCGAGTCCATCTTGGTTAACATGGTCGCAAACTGTGTATTCAACGCATTTACCGCCTTTGCCGTGTCGGCAACTTGTTCGAACAGTAAGGATATGTTGTCTTTGTTCTGTGTCGCTCTGAACTCGAGAGCCAGTACCTTGTCGTGCAGCTCGGCAGAGTCCTTGTCTCTAGCTGTTTTCGTAGCTAGTCTATCGTCCTTCGTGGCGATGTTGTCGCCCCAAATTTTAACGACAGCTGCGGTGTTCGTCAACAATAACACGACCGCTCCGATAAGTGTTGCCCATAGTTCCGGTGTCATATTCTGTCTCCTTTACTGCTCTGCGACATACACGTTCAGCGACCATTCAAGACCGTTACAGTAGATATTAATGTCCTCGCCTTCCTTTAGCTCGCAGTCGAACTCGATGTGCGGAGCACATTCGTCTAGCAGTGCTTCGCTGATACTGTATACTCCGCTGGCTTCCCAGTTCAAGTCGAACTGGGCGGAATTCCCTGCCTTGAACGTGTACGGCGGACACAGGTATTTCCGCTGTCTGTCGGCACCTGTTGTGAACAAACGAGCCGTGATTGACTCTACCGACGGGTCCTGTGGCTGGATTCCGGACGTGCTGATTTTCAAGTTGTACACACGTCCGTCCACGAACAGGACTTTTTTCCTATCTTCGTACGGAAAGTAAACTATCATGCTGGAGTGTGCACCAGGAGTGCGTGTGTGCACACAGTCCGGATAATCGTACGAAGTCACGTAATCCTTGTGCGTGTAATAGCCGATGTTACGGCGAGCCTGTTTCTTTTCGGAAACGCTAAGACCTTGTTCGCAGTTTGCGAGAACTTTCTTGATTCTTTCCATATAAAATCTCCTTATGCGTTAGCAGGGACAAATGAATCGTACGGAATCGACGGATAATCAGCGACCTTGACAAAGTAAAGGTCAGCGTAGAAGTCGTTGATAGTATCGACTCTCTGGTTGGCGTAAATGCTGTGTACGATGACTCCGTTCGGAATATACAACGTGTTGTTGATGATAAAGTCGCTCCATCCGCAACGGCTTATCGTATAGAATCGGTTCACGCCAGCGACTCCGCTCGGATTGTTCCACCATTGTTCGGTGTTGCCACACCCCGAACTAAAGCTGATGTGGTTTTCACCTCGCAGAGAGATATTGCTTGAAAATGTCCAATTAGGCTTGTCGTACTGCTGCCTGTCGATACTGTATCGTTCGGAACGATCTGGATAGCCGTAAGGACTAGTATGAACGCACTGCAAGTTCCATGCACGAGTTATTGCGTCTTGCTTGGATATGCTCATCTTAGGACCAAATGTACTATGTCCATCAACCCAACTCGGCTCTGGATTCAATGTCATGTCCTTGTAGATGACGCCGTACATGACGTATCGACCAGTCGTCGGAAATACGGACGACGGAATCGGAACGTAATAGTATGTCGTGTCTGCTTGCGACATCGAACTGGATGGGCATACCTCGCTAACAATGGACGACGTTCCGTCAACAGTGAAGTGGGTGGTAACTGGTGTGAACGGTGCCGAACCAGTCGCCACGAGCTGACCAGACGCATTCGTAGTAATAGTCGTGCCGTCAACTTTGGCAGAGATGGCATTGCCAGTGATGTCGATGCCGTTTCCAGCCGTGTAGATGGTCGGCGTAGGAATCACTGGCTTGTCGTTTAGGTCGTTATAGGAACCAGTCGTAGCAACAGTAGCAAGCGACGGCTTGTTAAGTATTTGAGATGCCCCACTATTCGATGCCCAGTCAGCATTTACCTGCGCTGGTACGTCTGACAACGTAATGAAATTCGAGTCGTTCTGCAACTGGGAAACCTTTGTCGGTACGGTAGGCATCGTTATGTTTGCGACACCAGCCGTGACAACCGACGTGCCGTCAACCTTCACATCCGTAACACCGCTCGGAACTGGTTGCCAGCTGTAGCCATTGTTGGAATCCGCTGTCAGCACCTTGTACAAGTCGGACGAATCACTGGCTGGAACCTCTCGCACGTTGGCGATTGCGTTCTCAATCTGGGCGTTCACTTCCGAGCTGGTCACAAACTGTGACACGTCCGGCTGCTGTGCCGATATGACGTTGTCAGAGATTATAATGTTCGAACCCTGTGTCAGCTTGTGCTGGACTACATCGAAGTCCGCGCTTATCTTGTCTGTGGAATTGTTGACAATGACGCCGTTTTCGCCAGTGTAGCGAACCGATGCACCGCCCTGTCCACTGAGCCACTGCATGTTAGTCGTAGTTCCTATTGCCATATCTTACTCCCTATCAAGCACTGTTACTTCCGCAGTCACTGCGATTGAGCTACCCACAGGAAGACCATGTCTGTAAATTTCCAAATAAAGTCCATCAGGGTGCATCGTGCCTCCCGACAGCTGTACTTGCGTGTTCGATTCGAAGTTCACCTGGACATCCGGCTGTGTTATGAAATTGACCGAATAGGTGTTTGTACCAAACGAATGTGCCGAGTTGAAGTCGAGTGCAATCATGTACGCATTGGTCACGCCAGACGTATCGTCAGTAGTAATCGTCCCTTTCAAGTTGACAAAGGCGACGGTCTTAGAACCATATCCGCTGGGCATCACAATAGGGTCATCGAAAGCTGCGGATTGGTTCGTCACATCGGCAGCAGTAATCGTGTGTCGGATGATCGTCTTTTGGTTCTTGACCTTTGGTGAAGACAAGCTGTCTATCGCTTCCTGGATAGACGGATGCGAGACAACGTTATTGTCAGTTCTGGTGTAGTAGACTGGTGCGATTGTTTTTACGTGTTTGCCGTCCGTAGCTTCGACGTCGTTGCCACCCAGTCGATCACCCAGTTCCGAAATATATGATTCCGCCATAATAAATTCCTTTGCTCTCTGCTACCCTGATGTAAAACGAAACAGCTGTTTTGGAAGATTTAAGTCTTCGAGGACAACAGAGAGCATTTAGTTGTCCTCTCAGGACTTTCGTTTAAAATCTTTTTTAGATAACGTAAGTCGGTTTCCTTCGAGTTCTTGTTTGTCAGCCAATCTGCCGGCTCGACTGGTTCGATGCCAATGTCGATGCACTCATCGTAGTAGTCGAGATATTGCTCCGCCGCTTCGCTCAGCTTCTTCTCTGCGTAAGTCTTTGGCGTCCCCTTCCAGACAGTGTAGCGCGTCCCCTGTTCATAGTTGTTCGAGTCGATTTCATCCCCACCGACGTCATACTCGACAGGCGTCAACCTGTTGCCGGATAGCTTCGGCACGTCAATCGGGCTTCTGCGCTTCCGGTCAAAGTACTTTTTCAGCCAGCTGCCGACAACTGACCAAGCGCGACCGTAAAGGTACTGATCCATGCGATACTTTGCACGATCCCACTTGTCTATGTTGCGCTTGGCCGCTTCGTATACGGCAACCGAGCAGTCAGCAGCCATGTCGTCGAAGTCATGCTCGTTCTGGTGGCGAGTGATCTTGTATTTCATGAAGAACACTTCTGTGAAATGGACCGAGCCAAAGAACAAGTTATCGTTCAGACTCAAGCTCGGGTCTTCCCTCCAGGTCTTTTTCGCGTTTGTGTAGTCGAACATGCACATCGTCGTAATTCTCCGTTTTCGACTTAAATTACTCCACTTTACAGCAAGTGCTTCATCGTGTGAGAGGTCGAGTCGTAAGCCAGTCCATGACTGTTGTAACTTCTTGTCAAGTCGGTTACGCTTGTCTGCAACGTGTTTATGGTCGAGTTGAGAGAGCTGACTGTAGACTGCAATGCAATGAGCTGCGACTGGAGCGCGGCAAGTTGCTCACGTGTCGCACAGCCAGACAGGTCTGCACTGATGGTAAATGTCGTCTCGCCTTCGACGATGTTGATGTTGTCGCCTTCAACGACAGTCTTGACTTCAGGCTTATGCAAGATGTAGGACGGCTCGGCACTGTTTTCTTCCGTCCAGTCTGACTGGACTTGCTCGAAACTTCCGCCACCGCCCTGCGGCATGCCACTGTAGACACGGTGTACAGCGACGTCGGACAAGGCGAATGTCGCATTGCCTTCCGAGGTGATCTCGAACAACAGCTCACATGCTTCCGGCGAGTAGACGTCAGCAGAAACCTCGAACTCTTGGGACAGACCGAGGGAGTAGTCGACAAGGTTATCCGTAGTGATGACTTCTGTCACAGTGCTACCGGCACGTGTCTTGATTGTCACATGGGCGTTCTCGTAGAACGGAGATACAGAACCCTTCGTAGCCGTCACATGGGCTGTTACGTGGTAGTAACGGTCAGCACCGAGTAGGACGCCCTGCTCTCCCAGAGCCATCGTTCCGGAGGCGTAAATCGGTCTGTAGATGTTCAGACCAGCAAGCTTGTCAGAACCGTCGCAACGGATCCAGTCGAGGGATTCCGCCGAGTCGTCCGCAACGCTCACGTCGAACGTGACAACGCCACCGTCGACGTATTTCTGGACGTTGATAGTGCCGTCAGAACTCACGACCTCGAAAGAGCTGGCGGAACTTCCGCCACCGCCTCCACCGGGCGACATCTTTCGGACTGTGAACAAGGACATGCCGTATCTATCTTGTACGTCAATCCAGTACGTCTTTGCTGCATCTACGAACACGCCACGGCTTCTGCCGTTGTTGTCGAGCACGACAGGCTGTGGCATCAAAGTGTGATTCTCGTCGTAGAGTGGTGCAAGGTCGTCCGTCTCTTCAAGGCGTACAAACACACGCCCAGCGACGTTGAGCTGACCAGACTTTATTTGGAACTGATTAACTGGATCCCACAAGCGAGCGTATTTAATTGCCATGAAAAACCTCTTTTCTCAAATAAAGTAGGGTCGGTTACTGTGCCGCCGGAAGCGGAATTCCGCCGTTGAAGGTGAGGTTGGTCGAACCGCCAAGACGGACGTTGAACATGTCGTTCGGCATGGATGGATCCCAGGCACACTCCGGCGTGTACATGATGTAAGGGAACAAGAACGGAGTTGCACCGAGATTAAGGCTGTTGTACGCCATGTAGCGAGGCTTGTACGGAGTTACAGCCTTCGCCTTCCTGTCGATAGTCCATACGTCGTTCTCGTCCATAACACCACCGTCATCGACCGTGACAGGGACACAGAAGACACTGACTGGCGTGTATGCGGCAGGGAAGCGGATATGCTTGCTGTCGCCAGAGTCGCCAGGTTCGTCAAAGCTGATAGAATGCCATAGAGCGTTAAAGTCAGCACTCGGTTCGCCGTAGCTAGCCGGGCAATTTCCCTTGTTCCCACTGTACAGCACTTCCACATTCCACTCGGTATTGCCAGACCAGCCAAGCGTTGCGACAATTCCACGCATGTAACGATGCTGACCGTCCGCTCCCCAGAACGGACACTGGACACCGCTTTCAACTGTGTTGAACGTGTTGTCAGTAATCCGAAGCTTCTGGATCTCCACGTCGTACACGTACTGGTTCTGGACACCGTTGCCGTTGTCGGCACCGATGGCGACCTTGCTCGAACCGCTGAACACGTTTTCTCCAACGTCCATGCTCAGTTTCCACTTGCCACCAATGGCAAACGGATACACGTTAACGACAACGTTGTTCAGCCGTGAGCCGTGCAGATAAAGTGCATTGGAGTAGACACTGCCGCCAGTAACGTCACATCCGTCAATGACAACCTCATGGCTGAAATCCCAGTTACCAGCCGTCGGAGCAATCTTGTGACCGCCCATGACAAGGCTCATGTCTCGAAGTGCGAGACCGGTGACCGTAGTGTCGATATCTGTCAACAGCTCGAGAGTGCCGCCAGCAACCGTCAGCGAGCTTGCACTGCACGTGGCAAGCCGTCCGACAACGTTGGACAAAGTAAACGAATCGTCGACAAGGTGGAGACCGTTGCACTGCACGTTGCTGATGTTCATTGCATGGTCGGACGCGATAGCCTCGAAAGAACCGTTGGACACGTTCACGAACGGCATGTCAGCAGTGATGAACGCACCAGCACGACCGAGCATGTTGATGCTCTCTAGTTCCCATGCCGCTGCGAACAACAGATACACGTTCGGATTCTCGAAGTTCACGAGGTCGAGAGTACAGTTCTCCTTGTAGGCAAGCTGGCGGTACGCCGTAGTCTGCCCGATGTTCCAGTTGGTATCGGCAAACCATCTGTCAGAAATTGACATGTTGTAGAAAGCCGTGAACCATTCCGTAGAAAGTGCATCGTCTGCTATATCGCAATGGTTGAACAGCAACGCACCAGTGCCAGACATTGTCATCGGTCGACCGCTGACACGTGCATTCTGGACAGCAGTTTGCCCCTGCGGCAATGCGTTGTCGGCAAAGTGGTTATTAGCTGACTGATGAAGCTCGTAGGCGTTGCAAGCCCAGAAGCCGTGAACAGTACGGAACCATTCAGACTCGGCATAGCTCTGGCGTCTAAAGATAAAGTCTGCAACGTAGTCGGAAACAGGCGCAGAAATCTCGACAGAGTCGCAATAGAACGTCGCCTTGACGAACTTTGCGCCCTTGTCGAAACTCAGCGTCTTTGTCGTAGTGAACGTGCCTTCGGACTGGTACACACCCGTGACAAATCTCGGAACTGGTGGCATGAAGATGCCATGTGTTCCGACAACCGTCGGATATGTGAGGAATGCGGACAAGTTAGACTCGCGACCAGCCTCGACGCCGTAGAAAGTGCTCGGCATCTCTCTGAGGTCTGAAAGCAAGAGCCAGCGTCCGGAATCGGCGTTGTTGCTCTCGACGATGCAACCGCCGTCGGCAGCGTCAGTACACTGTGCATCCCACATGTACATGCGAGGACCTGCGTATGTGATGCCGTCATATCCGACAACGGTCACGAAGCCCACGTCCGGGTTGGCGTCAGCCAAGCCGTCGATGCCTTCGACAACAGTGTCATTCTTGACAGATGGCATGTTGAAGCCGTACTCCATGTCGTACACTTGTACGTAAGCTCCGTCCACGTATTGCTCGACGACGACATCGTAGATGGATGCCTCCATGAAGATTGTCGACGGGAATGCACCGCTGTTGTCGAGAGTGACCGGGTTCGTCGCTTGTACGAAGTCGTTCCCCTCGAGAGTGTAGACGTCTGCAAGCGTGTCAGAGTCGTGCAAGTAGAAGGAAACTCGACCGTTGATGAGCGGTTTTCCGACAGCGTCGAAAAGCTGGTTCGAATTAAAGCTGATTTTCATTGTTCACTCCTCCGAATGCCTTAGCCATGTCTGCCGTTGCCTTTACCTTAGCCGTATCGAGCTGGATTGCTTGCTTCTCGAGTTCCATCTGACTCTTCTGCACGTCCAGTGCAGCCTTGTCAGCGTCGAGACCGTTGTCAAGCTGTGCCTTCAGGATTGCGTCTTCCATGTTGTACTGGTGTTGCATATCCATCTTGGCGAACTCGGCTCTGATAGACTTGTCGTTGTTGTCCTGATAAAGTTCGTAACGCTTAATTTGTTCCTGGAGTTCCTGGATCTGCTGGTTCTTCTGACCGATAGCATCCTTCATCTGCTCGATAGTAGCGAAGGCTTGCTGTTCAATCGGAGACGGACCTGGGTTCGTGTTGATTGCACCGAACACGTTCTTCATCACCGCATTGTCTGGGTGGGTAAGGAAGATGCCGTTGACAAGGCTCATACGCTTGTCCTCTGGGACAACAGACATGAGCGTCATCAACTCCTGACGTGCGACTTGCAATTCCATGCCGTTTTCCGGACCTTGAATAACGTCCAAGACGACCTTGCCCTTGCCCAACAACTGCATGACACACTCGCCGACAGCCTTGAAACTGTCTCGGAGGTTCGCATAGTAGTGGCGGATTGTACACTGCGTCTGGCGTTCAGAAGAGAGCACTTCGGTTGCCGTCTTTTGCGGAGCTTCTCCTAGAAGTATTCCCTTGCTGTCAATGCCTGTGATTGAGGACAACAGATCGAGATTCGAGCCGATGATGCTCGTGATGTCGTCAAATGCCACTCGGTTGTCAGACTTAATCGGCGCGTTGTATTCAATCTTGTGGTCTGGAGACCAGCGGTTGTACAAAAGGATTGGGTTGTTGTTCTTGTTGAAGTTGCGATAGCCGTCAACGTAGCCTTCGATAGCTTCAGGCTCTGTGATAAAGACATTCTTCGGAGCCATTGCCAAGCGTTCACAAAGTTGCGTAAACGCATAGTTGATGAGCTTCTGGATTGAACGTCCCTTGCGGACGATACCCTGCCACACAACGTTGTCGCCGTCCCAGACTCGTTCGCCGTACACTGGGAATACCGGGATTCTGTCTATGTTGAGTGTAATCGGTTCATCAATGAAATCGTTGTTTAACAGACGATACACTTCGCACTGGTTCTTGTTCATTCTGTAATACGTGACGATAGCCATCGTATCAGGAGATTTGTTGTCTGTCGTGTTGACAACGGCTCTGACGCCCTTCGGTGTTGCCCATTCTTCGCCGTACTTTGCCTTTACCCACTCTTTTGAGCGATACTCGACTATTGCAGCCTCCATCGCGTCATGCCCGTCGATCTCGGAACTGTCTGGGTCAAAATAGACGTTCTCAATCTTGTCTATGTTGTACAGGGCTGGGACGTCTTCCGGTTCACCAGTCTCAGGGTTCATAACTTGTTCGGAACCGATTGCCATGTATCCCAGACCGAAGGCGACGTTGCTATAGAGTGCGTCGTACGCAGCTCTAGCATTGCTGCCAGTCTTCAGGAACCATTCGCAAGTCTGGTCGATATCCTCGTTAGGGGAGTAGAACTTGTACGGATAGCTTGCGTACACGTTAACAGTACTGTTCACGGAGTTGCCGAGAACGTTGACTGTTCGCTTGTTCGGACGAGTGCCGTCGATGACAGCCAAGTCGTCGTTATCCCACTGGTCACCGCTGAGAAAAGCACGGTCTTCCTTGATATTTCTGATTTGCGTGCTCCGTTTCCCATTGGCTCGGGTCTCGAAGTCTTTCCACGCCTTTATTGCTTCGTCAATCTTTAGCATCGGCAAAACCTCTATTTTCCCCTATAAAGTAGGGGTCGCACCGTGGCGACCCCTTTGGACTACTCTTCTTCGTCCTCTTCTTCTTTCTTCTTGAATACCGCATCGAACAAGTCTTTGACTCGTTTTGCCTGGAAGTAGACTCCTTGTCGTGGGTCTTTCCACTTATTCTCGTCGTACTTGTCTGCAAGACGCTTTGCCGCAGCCAATGCTTCAACCTTGTATGGGTCGGAGATTTCCTTGCGGACGCTCTTCTTGTTGTATGCGTCAAGTGGGTTTATCTTGATCATCGGCTCTACACGACCTCCGATGTCGCCTAGCACAGACCCAGCTAAATTACCAAGGCCAAACGCTGTTCGACCAGCGTCAAGGTCAGCCGCCTTGCCTGGGAACAGTCTAGTGTACTCGTCTATCTTGTCAGCACCGATCATTGTTTTTGGTTGGTTCAACCCAAGAAGGTCGTCAATCCAGCCTCGAACACCGCCCCTTCCAGCAAGTTCATCGGCTGTAGGGATTTCGCTGTTGGCAACTCGTTCGTAGACGAGGTTACCATCCTTTTTCAATACAGACTTCGGAGCGGTTGTATTGGATTTATACGATTTCAAAAGCTTTTTAACGTCGTACTTACCTTCCGCATTCGGTGCGATACCAAAGAACTTTGCCATATCCGGAACCTTGACAGCGTCGGCATATTTGCCGGATTCGTCAAGTATTGGAGACGTGCCGCTTTTAAGTCGTGGAAGAAGGTTCTTATTGTAATTCTGTATGGCGTTCTTGATAAGAGCTTCCTCGTTGCTACCGCGCATTGCACCAGCCGTAAATCCTCTAGAAAAGTCTCTTACGGCCTTGCCTGGTATTTGGCTACCAACGCTAGAAACGGTCTGCACCATTCCAGGTCTGGTCGCACCAATCGAAGCAGCAAGAACGGCGTCTGCTAAGCTAGCCTTCTGCCCCGTTTCTGACCTTGCTTCTTTGCCCCTCTGTCGTATTGCATATTCAGCAACGCCTTGCAACAAGGCGTCGATACCAGCATTCGCAACAGGTGACAATCCCTTTATGGCTGTGCTGCCCGGTATTGCCGCGATTAGCATATTGGTAGCGAAGTCAATATTTTTTAGCTTGTCAAGAGACTCGTCAGAACCGCCCTGACCAGTTGCGATGGCGTTCTCGATTTCTTGTGTCGTAGCCGGGTAGAACAGTTTCGGAAGCCAGTAGTCTGCCCCCTTGCTCTGGTATTCTTTCAACAGCTTAGCACGATCGTACGTCTCTTGTGCATCGGCAAGAGACTGGAAAAAACGGCTACGTCCTGAAGCGGTACCCATAGGGTAACCAGCCTCAGAACCAATGCGGTCTAGGCCGTTCTTGTACGGAAGTGAATACCAGTCTTGACCTTCACTGGCGACACCTTGCAAAAGCGGCAACAACTTCGCAGCTTCCATGTTCGTCTTGTACATGTCCGGAGAGATAGTTTCGGACGGAGTTCCGACGGTCTGCAACCAAAGATGAAGCTTGTCGTCTGGGAATGCATCAATGTCATTCAATATAATCGAAAGAACATTGTCATCTTCTTTATATGGGTATTCCTTCGTTAGTTTACCGTAGTAGTCGTCAAATACTTTATCATAAAGAGGGTCACCTGGTGAACCTAGACCATTACCACTAAAGCTAGTCTTCTGAGCGACTTCATCCTCTTTCTTGATAGCACGACGAACGGCTTGGCGGATTTTGTAATCGTATTCATCCCAGCTAATTTTATTAGTTGCCATTATTTCGCCTCCGTTCCGTCAGCGTACACGATTTTGGACTGTTTGCCAGACTGTATCTTATATCTTGGCTTATTTTCTCCAGTTTTGGCAGCTAGTCGTGAAATAGTAACCGTTGCTCCATTAGTAGCTTCGACCGTTATTTTACCATCGTTGCTGTCTAACTTAGGGCTGTTTACATAACTCTTTATGTTTACCTCTGCAATAGCAGCCTTAGCAATTCTAACAGCCTTCTCTGTGTTAGCCTTAATATCCTCGGTGGACTTCTTGGAACGTTCCTCGTTGATGAACTTGATTAAATCTTCCGAAGCCATGACTCCCTTTGCGTCGTGCATGAGCTGGTCGATAGCGGATTGCGGATAGCTCTTTGTCTTGGGGTCGTATTGAGCAAGGAAACGCTTTTTCAAGTCGTCAGCAGTCATGACCTCGTCAGAAACACCTGGCACGCCCAATTTGACGTTCGCAAACGGATTGCCAGCGTATTCTTTGCCTGTCAAGTCCTTGTACTCGTCGAGCTTCGTCTTGATGTTGTACGCAGCAACTTGTTTGGACTTCAAATCTTCGGCGTAAGCATATTCACGGTAAGCGTCGACGATATCCTTCTCGAGAGCCTTAGCCTGGTTCTTTACCTTGTCCTTGTTTGCCCACTGGAACTGAAAACGGTTGTTGATGGCTTGCTGATGTGCAAGCGAGTTGCCCATGTCGCCAATCCTGGCACGGTTGGCAGCAAGCATGCGGTCCATCGCATCCGCGTCGCCATACTGTGCCGTCAGTTGCGACAGCTCCGTCTTCAGCTTGGAGATTTCAGCCTCGTTCTGTGCGATTTCTTGCTGTATGGCAATTACGCCAGCATTTGTCGCCTGGTTGTGTGCAACCGCCGCATTCTGCTGTGCGTTCCACGCATCTTGTGCGGCGCGTGTAGTATAATCCATCGCTTGATAACTAGGAGTAGCGAGCATCGGTTGTCTGTACGGATTGTATGCCATATAAATTCCTCTTTTCTCCAATAAAGTAGGGTCGGTTAGGCGTATGCTGGGTCGTAATTAGGCTTGCTCCATTCAGAGTAGACTGCACCCTTCTTGAAGTTCAGAGGCTTACCGTTCCTCTGGAATGGCATAACCGCTCTGCCGATGCTGTCAGCTTGTAGCAACTGTTGTGCAGCAAGTGACGCCTGTTGCGTGTCTGGGTACTGCTTGTAGGAATACCACTTTGGGGAACTTCCCCAACGAACCTCGATACGTGCGTCCGGAGTCAATCTTATGCCAGATACTGCACTGGATGACACCCTGAACGGAATACGAGACTTCGACTCGTTCCAGAACGCCGGAAGATGCTTCTCGGCTTCGAGACCCATGTTGAGAGCTTGTCTCAACTGTTTAGGATTCATCCCAGGACGTACAAACTTCGTGATAGCCTTGTTGTGCTCGTCAAGAGTCTGCATACGTCCAGCGATGTCGATAATGTCACTGTCCGCTTTGCCCCAAGCGTTGTTGTTTGGTCCGTTGCTTACATGCATAACGTTGTAATTATGGAACGCATCCGGTGCAAACTCTGTCGGATAGTTCTTTGCTGCAAAAGTTTCTGCCGAAGCTGGCATACCGCTTGCGACACTTGGAACAAATGACAAAGAGATGCCGCCACGTGCGGCACCGCCCATACCCATACCGAGGATGATGTTGAACAACTGCTTTGCTATTTCTGCTTTGTTCGCAGCCATACGCTATTCCTCCGGATATTCCCAACCTCCGAAACGGTCTCCGAGGAAGACTGGATTGTTCACCCATGCACGACGAGACTTCTTGCCCCAAATACCGTCTGGCTTTGTTCCGACGAGACCTTGCACGTACTGGACATCAGCCTTCGGTGCTGTCTTTGGGTCAAAGCTCGCAAAGGCGTTTCGGATAGGTACACCAGAAATGTTGGCTGGCGTGGAAATGTCGCCAATTTGTGCGTAATAGTTATCTGGATATGCAGCACCTGGGTCGTTCGCATCGACTGCAACTTGTGCCATGCCTTGCAACTGGCTGCGGAGTTCCGCATTACGTTGCTCTAGCTGGGCAATCCTTGCAGAGATTGTCTGAATCTTCGCCTTCTTGTCGAGAATGTCGGCATACTCCTGGTTAGCCTTCTTGACTTCATAGCCTCGAAGAGCACCGCCGAAGTTCGAAGAGTCCTCGCGGATGGTACGCTGATAGTCGTTGCTTCCGCCACGGATTTCCGGTGTGGAAAAACCAGTCCAGTTAAACGTGAAAGCCATTATTTACCTCCAAAGTAACTGCCGAGGAAGTTCGCTCCAGCTCCGCCAAGTGCTGAGAGCAAGTTCCAACCGCTCGTACCCTGCTGTGCATTTGCAGAACCAGCGATAGCGTTGGCTTGAGTCTGCAACACGGCGTTACGGTTCTGAAGCCCTGCGCTCATGGCGTCGCCCAGACCGCTAACATACTGGTTGCGTGCGTTGCCGTAGGCATCGACTGCATACTGGTTGCGAGCATTGTTGGCGTTGTAGTTGTTCCAAGCGTTCTGAGAGTTTGTATTGTACTCGCTGAGAGCCATCTGACGGTCTTGCATTAGTTTGTTATAAGCCTTCTCCCATTCTTCACTGGCAAGTGCTTGCTGCTTTGCACCTACGCGTGAGATATAGTCCGAACTGAACCGAGAACCATTGGATGCCGAAGCGTTGGCAATGGCTTGCATTGCTGCGTCTGCACGCTGGTTTGCATACGGATCCATGAAATCTGAAGCTGTGTACGGAGTTATAGTAGTAGTACCATCAGCGTTTTTTGTTTTCGTTCCGTACGAAAATCCTTCGTTCTGGTAGACATCGCTGTCCAGGAAGTTCGCGAGAGCGTTGCTGTATCGAGACGCATCGTTGCCGTACATGTTGTTGATAAGGTTGCCGTACGACTTGATGTCAGCTTCGTTCTGAGCACCAGCAGACTGTGCAAGACCAGTTATCTTGTCGTAAGCTTCTGACGCACGACTTGCGTCAGCCTTGTTACCCATGTAATTGCCGAGAGCGGAAGCTCCAGCCGCCGCTGCGAGTGCTATAGCTGGCCACATATATTAATCCTCCTTGCTCGGCTTCTTCACCGGCTTCTTTTCGGTTTTTTGCTCTTCGTCAGCTTCGTCCATGTCGAGACGGTCTAGGTAGTCCTCAATCGAACTTGTAAGAGCTTTTAGTTTGGCGAGAATGTCCTTGTTGTCCATAACAAATTCCTCTTTTCTCTGATAAAGTAGGGTCATCGGACGGCTTTCAGCTGTGTCGCAGCACCGAACACTTGTACTTGAACAACGCCTGGCTCTGGTAACACGATGGCAGTGTCGCCAGGCTTAATCACAAGAGACGAAACGCTTCCACTGTTGCCGTAGAGCATGGCTGGAACTGGTCTCGACACTGTGAACGGTAAGGCAACGCTGCCAGCGTCTACCACGGCGTCGAAACTCGTGAAAAACGGCGTCATGACGATATGCCAGTCGTTGACAGTCCGCTCGTCCCAAGAACCAGTCAAGACCGTGTTGAGGTCGATTATCGGAGAAGTCTTGTTGATCGCTCCAGAGTACATACAACCTCCTAGATGACGCTCGTAGTAGGCGACACTCTCTGGCTACATGCGGTCAGTTCGAGAGAAGTCGGGTGTGCGTAGGTAAGTCGCAACACGCACAGACGGTTGTAACCCAGTACATGGTATCTAACTCGATGCCCATAGTTACCAGTCTTGCCCAGTTTCGCCGTGCGAACATGTCCGAAACTTTGTCCGCCGTCCTTAGAGACTTCCAACAACAGTTCCGGCTGTAAGGAATAGTCGTCCCAACATCCGACGTTACACTCGATTGAAAGCTCGTTAAAGATGAACGGCTTTTCATCGTTAACAATCACTGCACCTTGTCTGTGACGTATCATAGGAAGTCGAGCCGGCTTGCCGTCTACGATTCTGTTGCCGTAGTCCTCGTACCAGTAGTCCTCAGAGTGCTTGTACTCGCAACCGTCGTTGGCGAATGCGATGAATTGACCCTTGAACCAGACCATGTCAGACGCTCTCCAACGTGTCTCGTCGCCAGAGTCGAGAACTCGTGACGTTCTCTGATGCCATTCCCTCGTCTCGGTATCGTAACACCAGGTTTCTTGCAGATTGCCGAGGTGCAACACGTAGAAATTGTGGTTACCTTGTGCGTAAGCAAAGGCATAAGCCGTGTCGCCAGTCTCCTGCAACAGCTTTTCATCAAGCCAATCCTCGGAAATCTTTGTATAGTTCTGACCAGAGACCATCAAAACGCCTTTGGCGTATGATTCGCCAGAGCCGAGATAGTACAAGTTGCTTCCACAGATGGCGACGCTGTTCGGTGCTTGCAGACCGTTGGACATGTTCGCCGTGTATGACTGTCTCTGCCACGTTGCGTCTTCGGAAGAGCCACGTTGCCAGATTTCGACGGTCTTATATCCGAAGAGATAAAGGTTCGCACCGATGGCTGCGATTGCTCGAACGTTATCCGAAGAGCTTTCGGCGTTGAAGTACTGCTGGACTCCGTAAGAGTCGTAGAACATCCACTCGAAGGCGTCCACTGACTTTGTCAAAACCTTGTACGCATTGTTCGGGTCGTAGACTGGTTTAGCAACACCGTCCACAATTTGAGTCTGGAACACCTCACGTGTATCACTGTTCAGAGGATATGGAATACTGTAGTACAAGAAACCGCTTGTACGGTCGTTGATTACCACAGATCCACCGACAACAGCTACGTGGCTTGGATTAATTTGTCCACCATCACCAGTGACTCTTTCGGGCAAGCTAATACGACGGAGTTCGCCACCGTCGAGCAAGCTGTAAGCCCAGAGGTCTGAGCCGTCAGCTATGAGCAAGTACGGATTGATGCCACCAGTCTCGGCAAAGTGTACACGGCTCGAACCGTTGGCTACGTTACCAAGCTTGGTGCAGTTGCCAATCCAGTCGAGTCTGTACAGACTAGCACCGAACACGACGAAGGCGTTCTCTTGCTGGTTCTGACTTGACAAACCGACGCTGGAAACGTATGCACCACGGCACTTTCCGTTGCCAATCTTTCGCACAAATTCCAGACCTGGAAGCGATGCGAGGTACTGGTTTTCCTGGTTCACGTCAAGGAACATGTTACAGCTCCAAGAGCTACCCATAGTAGCTGGATGCTTTCCCTTGTTCGTACCAGGTGAAATGAGGTAATTGCTTACCGTCGTCTTAGACATGTGTCCTCCTTAGAGCCAAGAACCGTTGAGACCGTTGTAGTAGCTGTCGCGCCAGTCTCCACATAGCTTGGACGTCTGCATCATTCGCTGTGTAGCGTTGTTACGCTTGATCATCGACTTTGCTGCAAGGAAGTCGGAAGCAGTCGAAGCCTTCTTCTCTTCGGAAAGCTCAAAGTAGTTCGCCAGACGGTTGCACAGTCCGGACATCAACAGCTCATTGTAGAGGTCGGACAAGTAAATCGTGTCGTCTAGCTTGTACAAAGGAAGCTTGGAATTGTACCAGATGCGAACCTTGTTGCGAGGGTCGCCATCGAGCGTAAGGATGCCGACGATTCGCTGCTGTCCGTGGTCGGACATCGTCTGTGTCTCGACTTCGGTATTGTAAGTCCACGTCAGAGCGGTCGTACCGGGATTCTTGTAAGACTGGTCGATAAGGTTGGAATTACGCAACACGATGAAGCGGTCGCCAACTGCCCTGGCAACAGATTCAATCTTCTGCGGCGGTTCCATGTCTATCGTGTTCGGAGACGTCTCGCCGTCTTCCAGCTTGCGGAAATAGATGACACGTGCTTGCGGACCGTCAACCCATTGCTGACTCATGGCAATGTAGCCTTCGTTGTTCAACTGGGTAATGAGACGGTTTAGCTCTTTCACACCGACGACGTTGAGGTTGTCATCGCCGCTTTCGGCAACGGATTCGCCGAGTCCAGCCATGCCGATGGATTCATAGGCGTCCTGAATTAATTGGTTTACTGCGTACATGTAAAAACCTCATACTTTTCTCTGATAAAGTAGGGGTCAAAAAAAGAGCCAGCCTTACGGCTGACCCTTTTCACAAGGAGGTAACACTATTTCCTTTGTCTGATTAAGCCTCGAAGTAGAGCACCACAGCTTCACGCGGTTCGTACAAAGCAGCGGCGTACGTAGAGTCGAGACGATAGAGCTTGTTCAAGTTCGTACCATCACCGAAGATACGCATCTTAATGCTGGAACCACCGACAGTGGAGACAAACTCATCCTGAGAGCCAGGGAGCACGTCGAACTGGTAAGTATCGTAAGCAAGGCAGTCTTCAGAGCGGACTTCACCGATAACGTAATCAGTGTTAGCAGAGAGAGCTGCAACGAGCGTGAGAGATTCAGTGCCAGCCGGAACCCAGGCATTCGGGTTGCCGAAAGCCTTGCCGTCGAGAGTGATACGGAGCGGAGAAATCTTACCCTTCGTACCGCCGTCAGAAACTTCCGTAACGATGATGTGGAACGGAACCTGAGTCTGGATGCCAGATTCGTCGACAATCTTCAAGCCAGCGACGGTGAACATTGCACCCTTCACGAGATTCGTACCAGAGATCTGCTTGATTTCAGCGAAGCCCTGAGCAACGTTGTCTGCATCGAGGATTGCATCACCGAGAGTGATGGAACCAGTGTAAGCAGTACCGATGTGGATGGTCGGAAGGTCCGGAGATTCCACGAACTTAGCCGTGCCGAAACGACCGATTGCGTTCTCACCGTAGAGACGTTTGAAGTCATCGGACGGAGCCTGGAACTTGTTGAGACCCTTGCCAGTAATCACAGCTTCGACATCCGGATCGAGGAAGCCGATGAGCTTCGAACCGAGTGCAAGCTTGCGAAGCTTTGCCGTAGCGGCAGACAAGTTGCCAAAGTCTGCACCGTCGAGAGCGGCAGAAGTCTTAGCAACGACGATACCGTGAGCAGCCTTGAAGATTTCCTTCTCGACGATCTTTTTTTCCTGACCACGAGCGAGGATTTCAGCCATCGGCTGACCAACTTCGTCGTCGAAGGATTCGATGTCACCGAGACGCTGGAACGGGCCGAGTTCCTCAGAAACGTTGTCGTTGTCGATGAACACTTCGGTTTCGACTTCAGTTACGTTGGACGGGTCTGCGACCACGCCGTTCACAAGCTTCGGCTTGCCCGGAATGTAGAGCTTGTAGGAGTTGCCGTACTTCTTCTTTGCGAAGTCAGCCTGGGACATCTTGGAAACAGATGCCTTTGTAAACACACGTGCGTCTGCAACGTTGGATGCAATGACCTGGACCTTCACATTGTTGGTAAAGGAGTTGGTCGGAGTGCTAGTTTGACCGTAAATAGCCATATTAAATTTTCCTTTTCGCCACGCTCTGAAAAACGTTGAATGGCGTGACAAATTGTGACAGTCGAGAAAGACCGTCGGTTTAACTTGTTTGCTCCGTGCGTTCGGAACTTTGTCACGCATATC